CTGATTCAGAAATAGCTGTTCGTAAAAAGTTAGCTATTATCGAAATTAAGTCTATTTGTCATATGTTATATTATGCTAGTATTGGCCAGAAGATGGCTGCGTTAGGATGGGCATCTAATTTTGGTATTACTCGTCCTGAAGATCTTATGAAAATTATAATGTCTTTCTGGGGTAAAGCCAGTGTTAATTACACAAATAATAACCAATATATGGATTACACTTATAATGGAATTAAATATTCATTACCACCAGAAATGTGGGAAAAATATAGATTGCATTTTGAGGAAACTAAAGAAAAATGGGAACCAGAAGCTAAATATAGAGTAGTTACTACTGAAAATTTAGACATGGTTTCTATGATTTCAACATTATTCGGTTTATTTAAGATTGACAATATGACAGCTACTGATATCCGTAGTGCTAATCAATCATTTACATATATTCATAACATTCGTAAGAATGCAGATGAAGGTATGAAATTTGTTACAGCATTAGTATCAGTTGTATGTCGTTATTTTAACTTTGATCCATTTGATGGAGTATGGCAAACATTTGTTGTTTCTATATTAAAATCAGTGGATCATATGGATGCTATTATAGCATATTCGATTGCTGATCGTGCTAAAATGGAGGTTATTGATGAAATTATCGAATTTTATGGTGAAGTAACTGAAATACGTAAGAATCCAGCTATGGATACTATTGGTAAATCTCTATCCAAAATATTCTTTGATCGTTATAAGCAAGTAGAAATGCTTTATATAGCGGCAAAAGGTAATAAATTTGGTTCCCGTGAGAGAAAAACACCAACATTTGCATTGTTTGCTGGTAAAGGTGGTTCAGGTAAATCTGGATCTTTACAATTGATAACTAAGTGCATGATACGGGAACGTTTTAATGAACATATGCGGGCTGTCAATGCCAATGAGGTCATGTATGATCCTACTATACAACCAACTTTTACTGCAGATGCTGCTTATTATGTTAACTTTGAAGATCAATTTTGGAGTGGTTATCATAATCAACGATTTGTATTTTTAGATGATATCTTTGAGTGTGAGGCAACTGAAGACAAAAAGATACAAGCTAAACAGATAATTCATTTAGTCAATACGATTGCATTACCATTAAATATGGCGTCAATTGAAGAAAAAGGTAACACTTATTTTGATAGTGAATATATGTTTGCTACTACAAATCTTGATGTTGGTGAAAATTTTGAACAATG